GCCCAAACCGCGTTCGCCCGCGTCCCGCGTCCTCTCGGCTCCTTTTCAACGTCTCCCCCGTCCTGTAGGGGAAAACTGTGTTTTCCCGCCGTCTCCCCCGTCCCTTCGTTCCCCCCGTCCCCCGTCCCCGCCTATCACAACGATGCCGCGCCGGCGATGCCTCCGCAGGCAAACGCGCGCCAGTCGTGGAATCCGGCGGTAAACCTCGCGTAGCCGTCCCACACGTTGGCCTTGGTCTTGCGGTCAACATAGGAGTCGATCTCCAGCGGCTCCCTCTCCTGCCATACAGCGCCGTAATACATGTCGTTGTAATCGGGATCAAAAAGTATCCACGGAGCGTCGCCCGCGTCGACATACGCGTTCAGATACGGCCACACGATGATGTTCCAGCGCCCTACCTGATAGTTAAAGGCGTTGTTCGCCGTTATCGGGTCTTTCTCGCTGCCCGCCGCTTTAAACGCGGCGTTCTTTGTGTCCGCGTCGTTCGGTATGATGATGGTGTTTGGCGCGACGGTCAGTATCTTCCCATTGTCGTCGGTGAAGTTCTGCATCTTTGTTTCAAGCTCGCCGAGAGTCTCGGCAGTCAAAGAATCGGCAAACTGATTGCACTGCGAAGCCCCGCCGGTCTTGCTGGGGTGCGCCGGGTCAAACAGCGGCTCTCCGTCCGCGCAGGAGCAGTCAAACGTCCACCCGCCGAACACTACCGACTTGCTCGCCCCGTCAAGCGGAGTGCCGAGCAAACAGGCCGCGAACTCCTCCTGCGTGCGGTAAAATCCGGTCACGAACGCTTCGGGGCGACGCTTCATCTCCACGAACATGGAGTCGGCTATCATCTCGCGGGAGATCGCGAAGGTGTCCTGCCAGCGCACGTTTTTAAGCAGCTTGTCGTAAGTCTGCCGGAAGCCGTCTATCGGGGCCTCGGCGTTCTCTCCGCCGGGCTTAAAGCCCGCCATTGAGGTCATGCCCGTGTAGCTCTCGCCGAAATGGGTGCTGTTTACGGTCTTGAAGATCTTCTTATAAAGGCTCTTTTGCTCAAACGCTTCGGCGCGTTTCATGATCACCGCCTGAAGCGGTGCCTGCCAGTTGCCGTACAGAGCGTCGTTGAGCCCGGAGCCCTCGGAAAATATGATATCAGGCATAGCTCTTCGCTCCCTTCTTAAGCCAGCTCATCGACATGCTCGATGAAAATGCCCCGCACTTTGTCGCCCTGCGTTGTGCCGTCCATGTCGATTATCTGAAACACGCCCTTAGATGTCGCCTCATCGCTTATGCTCACGCCGTCCGTGTGAATGAGGTACCTGTGCCCCGTCACCGCGGTACCGGCCACCTCGCCCAGATGGGTCTCAAACACCAACCCCGCCGCGGACGCGAGCAAAAAGGGTCTCACCGCGCCGTCGGCAGATGCGGGTATTGTTTCGGAAAACATTGCTATGTAGTGCACGCCCTCGTCGGTATCCTCGCCGACACCGCTTGCCACGGGCTCACACTTTCCGCTCACGACTACGGCAGCTTTGCCTACTGCCCAGGTCGCGTCGCCCGCCGGAAGCCATACCCACGGAGCGAGAACCCCGCTTTGATGGCTGTAAGGAATAAAAGCCACTAAATTTCATCCTCTCTCATGTGCGCGGGCGGTTTTTGGCTCGCTGCCTATTCCGTCCGCTTTGTTTTCTTGGCATACGCCTGCGCGTATTGCCTTATATCTTTTGCCGACATATCCGGGAAAAACTGCCTGTACCGGTTGATATCCGCGTCCGTTACGGTCACTTCCCCGTCGGCGCCGTCGCTTGATCCGTCCGAGCGCCGCAGATGGGCTTTCGACGCGGCGTTAAAGGCGGCCTGTCTTGCCGCGCCCGCCTCGCGCCCGGTTGTAAGCTGCTCGTAGCGCAGGAGTCTGAACGCGTCGATGTAGCTCAGTTTATTGTTTACTACCAGGCTGCGGAACTTGTCATAATCGGCCATTTTCCTCAGGTCGTCGATTGATTTAATCTCCGGGTCCAGCGCGGATATTTCCTTTATCTCCGCCGCTGCCGCGAGCTTTGCCTTCTCAAGCTCGGCCTGCTCCCGCACGGCCTTGAGCGTCCCTGCGATTTTTTCGGCTGCGGCGGCATCCGCCTCCGCCCTGGCCTTCTCAATGGCGGCGTCGCGCTCTTTTTCAAAAGTCGCCCTGGCTTTCGCGTATATGGCGTCCTCTTTGCGCTGCCGGGATTTTGATTTCAGTTCAGAGGCCTTTTCCTCTTCTGCTGTATTTTCATCGGGCGCGGGCTCGGCGACGTCCCGCGCGGCAATCGCTTCGGCAGCGTTGTCTTCTGTCGGCTCCGATTCGGGAGCGTCCACGCCCAGCGCCGTAAAATAATCCGTTTCTGCCATTATGTTTTCCTTTCTGCTCCGTACGGAGCACGCCCGGTAAGGCGAATGTGTTGTACCTGTTTCATCTCATAAGAGACGCGCCCGGTCGGGGCGATTTACCGCGGTATCGCTCCGGCAGGAGCTACTTCCCGCCGGTTCTGAGGTCTTTGCCGGATTTCACAGAGCCGCCCTTGTTGCTGCTCCCGGCAGCCGGTCTCGGGGCTTTTATCTCCGCCGCGCCCGTGTGCGGCACGCTTAGCTTATCTTTCACCTTATCTCACCTCCCCCATAAATCCCGCGCGTTTATTTATAGGCATTATCGCCGTTTCTCGGCGTCCTGCCGTGCCATCCTTTCTGCGTCAAACCGCTGCTGCGCCGCTTGCATCGCCTGCTGCTCGCGCTCAAGCTTTTCCTCAAGGTATTTTTTCGTCTCCGCCGCGCCGGGGTAGTGCAGCACGGTCATCTTCTCCCAAAAGAGTATCTGCGTTTCCGTGTTCAGCGGGTCTCCGAAAGCGCCCGCCTGATAAAACGCCGTCACCTCCTGCCACATCGAGCTGCGGCTGCTTATAAGCGGCGCGGTGTCGTCCACGGAAAACAGCAGATTGTCGTCCCAACACCACCCACCGCCGCCATCCTGCCGGAGGAACTCGTATCGGTCAAATACGCCGTATTCCGCCTCGCCTTTCGTCCCGCTTCCCACAACAGGCCGAGGCTCGTCCGCGTACGCAAGAAGGAATTTGAACATTATTTCAAACAGTTCCGCCCATCCTGCGGCTTTTGCCACTCTTTTGGAAAGAAGCCGCCCTTCCGCCTGCTGTGCGCTGAACTGCTTGGCGATGCCGCTCTGGGCCGTGGTGTCTTTTCTGCCCTGATAGCTGTCGGTGATGCCCAGCTGCTGCCTGGCTTCTTCGTATACCATCTCACGGAACTCTACGAGCTGACTGATGTCGGCAGTCATTTGAACGACGTTGAATATTCCCGCGTCTTCGGGTCGCGCGCGCCAGGGCTTCATGTCCTCTCCGTTGAGCTCTATGGCAGCGTCTTCCGGAATAACGGCATATGACCCGCTTTTGAGCAAAATGTCCAGTATCTTCGCAGACAGCCGGTTAATGGTGTTCTGCTGATCCTCTATCCTGTCTACATCGGACTCGCCCAAGAGCTTGCCGTATACCGATACGTTTCGTAGTAAAGCTATGGGGAACACATCCGGCTTGTAAAACGGTATCTTAGTCGGTATAAGCTCTCCGTAGAGCATTCCGTCCTCGCCGACAACCGACCGTATCTGCGCGCCCGGCAGCTCAAGCCCGTTTCTCAACATGCGCGGCTGCCATATTTCCTCATACTGCTCCACGGTCTGCTCAAATGACTTGCTCCCGCAGTACGGGCAGACGTTCTTTTGCGCCTTTTTGGTTTCCGATTCCGGCGGAGTTCCGTCCGTTGTCGGAGCGCCCAGCACCTCAAAGTCCGCCGTCCAAAGCTCCCCGCATTTCCTGCAGCGGGGAAGTCTGCGCGCCTGATAATCTTCCAGATATTCAAGCTCGGTGTCGTTCACCCATGTGAAGCACCCGATGCTGCCGTTGTCGTTTTTAAAATACGCGCTGTTGAGCGTCACCAAACCCGGCACGGTTTCGGCGTCCGTCTCGCGGAGCTCCGGATTTTCCTCCTGCTCATCGTCCACATCCACGCCGTAGCGGCGCTTTATATACGTTTTCGTGGTGGAGCGCTTGATGAAGAAATGATCCATATCCCGAAAGCCTGTATATACGCCCGCCTGAGGGATAATCTGCTTCGGGTGCATCGCCGTTATCACCAGATCGCCCGTGTGCTCATGGTCTCCCGAAGAACTGTCCCACTCCGCCATATACAATACGCCGCCCTGAATGCGCACTATTCGCTCCGCCACGTCGTTTAAGGCTTCCATCGGCATCCGGTCAAGCTCATTGCGTATCTTGTCCTCCACCACCTTGGCGAGGTATTCCTGCTCCCGCGAGTGTCCTTCTACCTTCGGCTGCGGAACCGTGGGGTCTATCTGCGCTTCTATAAGCTCGCAGATGATATTCCGCACATGGGGAGTGGTGCGCTTGGCGTCGTTTTCCACTACCGGCTTTAACTCACGCGAGCCGAAGTAAAGCTCTTCCCTGTGGTCAAATTTGCTCGAAAAGCGCTCCCACGCGTCCCGGTCCTGCTCAAGTTTCTTCTGCCAGCAGTCAAGCCGCTGCTTGCTTTCTTTCTTGCTCAACGCTCAGGCACCCCCCATTCCTGTATCAGCCGCTTTCTGTCTTCTCTTGAAGCACGGTTATAATCTTCCCACATGCTTTTGCTCCACTTGACTTTCGCCGCGGGCGGCGGCGTAACGTACATCGTCTGCTGACCCCGTATGTAATGCGCTATCGCGAGACTCATCACCAAATCGTCGTGCTCGCCTGTCATCGCTTCCGGGCGCCGGTGCTCGTTGTATACGAATGTGAGCATCTCGCCGAGCGTATCGTAATCGACTACGAGTTCCGCAGACTCCTGAATTATCTTCACCAACTCGGCGATTATAACCGGTCTTGTCGCGCTTGTTGTCATAAATCCGAAGCTCTTCTTGACCTTGTGCGTAAATGTATCTATGCTTTCCCGAACGTATTGCTTCGGGTACCGCAGCCGCTCTAATTCCATAATCGGATAGGTTGAGTAGTTCGCCTCAATGCCTATCAGCGCTGTGTTGTAATGCATTCCGAGGCAGTACATCTGCCGGGCGTATTCAGCCTCGCCGTATTTGTTCCGGAGCTTGCAGACCTGCTTGCCTGTAGTGTTCTCCAGGACTTGTCCCGTAAAATAGTCGCTTCCCTCGCCTGCCGTATCTCCTCCGAGGACATATGGATAGCCGGGCTTAGGAAGGTCGTAAACGTGGATGAAACCGGCATTGTTATCTACCCACCTTATGTTCGTTATCTTCAGCCCATCGTAGTCATACTCAAACCAGCCCTTTTTAATCGGTGCGGGCGCGTTCTGCCTGAGGCGCGCTATCAGCTCATTGTCAAATACGCCGGTTCCCGTGGTGAGGAACGCCTCGTCAGCTGACGCCGGGTATTCCTGCCGGAACATTCGCTCGTCGCCGCCGCAGTTGTTCTTAATGCACCATCTGCGCCACTGAAGCTGCTCATCATCGAGGTTGTACGCTGCCTTGATAGCCAGCTCGTCCGCCGTCCACTCCGTGCCGGGAACTACCGACATGCGATAGTCGCGCATCTCGTGCCATCCGAAGAACACCGGCTCAAAGTCGCTCTCTCCGCGCTCCGCGGCGTCCCAAAGCTCTTTGAAATCGTCGTAACCGTTCGCTGTGCTCTCTATTATCACCATCGTGTCCGGGTGGTTCGGCACAGCCTGCAGCAGCGCGGCCAGGGTTGTCTTCTTGTCTCCTTCCCAAAAAGCGTACTCGGAAATATGCATGTTTTTGAGCGTGAAGGACCTTCCTATGCCCTTGCCTCCCGCGGAGACGCAGCGAATTCTTGAACGCAGCCCGGGTTCGCACTGCTTCTCCGCCGTGTCATTGGTCGGGTTCTCAAAGCGCAATTCGTAGGAGGTCGAGGCCTTGAGCAACGGTTTTGCCTCTTCAGGCAGCTCGTCATAAAAAAGCTTGCTCATCATAAACAAATTTTTCGCCGAGTCTTCCCTGTGCGCCACTATCAGGCTGTCCACATTGAAATACATTGCCGTCCTTTGAAAAATGAGTGCCTCCGTCAGCGTCGAAAAGCCCATCTGCCTCGCCTTGAGTATTATTATCCTCACCGGCTTCTCTTCGGACTCCTGCCGGGCTATAACTTCCATCAGCTTTTTTTGCGGCGCGTTTAATACAAAGGGGATAACTTCGTTGTCCTTGGTTTTAATTTTCAATACTTGCTCTATGTACAGTGTATGCTCCCTGTAACTGATAACCCCGTCCCCGCATCCCCTTGGCTCCTTTTCAACGTATCCCGCCGTTTCCCCCGTCCTCCCCCCGCGTATCCCCCGTCCTCGTAGGGGAAAACTGTGTTTTCCCGCCGCTTCCTCCGTCCTCCCCCCGCGTCTCCCTCGTCCTGTACGGGAAAACTGTGTTTTCCCGCCGCTTCCCCCGTC